AATTGTGCGATGCGGGGTCTGCATCCATAACGAAGCAATGGAAGTGGATGAGGGAACTATTCATTAAGGCGAATGAGGTACTAGCAAGACAGAAGGCCCGTGCGATACAGCACAGCAGGCAAGGAAGCGCAGCTGACCTGCCAGCCGCGTTCATCAACAAACTCGTATTCGGTATTGCTATGTTCCTCGAACGTAGCATCAAACATGCCGGATCAGGGAAGTTGAGGAAACGGCTCGGTAAAATGTTGAAGAACCGGTCAGGCTTCCTGTTTGCCTCACTCGATTTCGGCAAATTCGATGGGTCGGTCCGCACCAAGTCGCGCAAATCCGTGAGCGGAAAGGTACGCGATGGGATCGCCCGGATGATCGAGAAAATCATTCTCGATGATGTGTTCGAAGGAGAGGCGTTTGAGTCAGACGTTGTGCGGAAGGCACTGGAGGAACGGTGCCGCGAGTTTCTGACGGAGAAGTCAGCATTCCACGAGCTGTTCGGCGAGTGGTATGGAAGGCTGTCCGGAGACCGCGGGACATCAGTCCTCAACTTCCTCACCAACATCGTACTATTCTTGGTCGTTGGGGGCTTGGAGTTCGGGTACCGTGAGGGGTGCTCGGTGCTCAGCCCCCACCCTGACAAGCTCAACGTTGACGTGACGAACATGCTGCTATTCAACGAGCAATACGTCATGGACTTTCTGTTCGGAGGGACGGACTCTGACGGCAATATGAAGACGGACAAGCTCGCTGGGGGTGTCGACATGCTGAAGAAGTGGGGGCTCGACATCATCAAAGCGGAGGGGGACGACGGTCTACATGCGGCATCACCACAGTTCTTGCAGAGTTCACCGGAGACGGACGACATCTGCAATGCGCTGGAGCCGGACGCCAAGCCCGCTGCCAATGGGACACCAACCTACATCACATTGAAGGCTAAGTTCATTGGGCGGCGGATATGCTTCTGGTACAGGATGATGGGATTCATCCCTGAGCCGCAGGACCGCACGGGAGTGGTTCCGGATACCGAGTACTGGAACACTCGGCCCGAGTTCTGCTCCAAGATCCTCGTCAAGTATGGGGAGGGCAGCCGCGCGAGCTGCGCCATCATCCCGAAGATCCGGAAGACAATCCGCGCTGGGGACGTCCACTTTGGCTTTCAGAAGCCATACGACCCCATGGACAAGACGGGGCTATGCAACGGTGCGTATACGAAGTA